TTAGAATTGAATATTTCTAAAGCTTTCAAATTCTAATTCTTGTTGTAAGTTTGTTTTATGAATATATATTTCTCTAGTTACTCTTGAATTCTTGTGACCTAATCTCTTTGCAATTAACTCAACATCAATTCCTTTATCGATACATAAACTAGCGTGAGTATGTCTTAACATATGTAATGTGAAATCAACAGTTGTATGTTCTCTTAAATATCTACCTACATTTTCTTTTATCCAGTATGTACCCACGGTGTTAAAAAATATAATATTATTTTTGTTGTAAAAATCTGATAGAGTAATTGAAAAATTGTTGCTGATTGTTCGTTGTGATTCTATTATTTCTAAACATCTTTTGTTTAATGATATTCTTCTATTAGAAGTATCAGTTTTTGTTAAGTCTATTTCTCTATTCCTATTTAAACTCTTATCTATTGTAAGTATATCTCCCTCAACATCATCAAATGTTAAAGCTAGACATTCGCTTATTCGTAAGCCAGTGTTAATAAGGAATTCTACAAGATTTCTATATCTAATGTTATGATCCAATTGATCTAAAAGTATATCTATTTCATCTTGTTCTAGGTATCTATTATCTTTTTTAGCTTCAACTTTCTTTAAGTCCATTTTATCAAGAAAATTTACATCTTTCAAATAATCAAATTTATACAACAAACGAATATAAACTCTTACTCTTTTAAGCACCTCGTTATAGTATTTGTCTGAAGTAGTACATTTTTCTATTAAATCTTTTAAGTATCTAGCATTGATTAAATTTAATTTAATATCATATCCTTTTTTCTTAATTAAATTTATAATAGATTTATTGTTATGCCTTGTATTTGTTCGAGCATTTTTATAATGTTTTTCGAAGACTATATCTAATCCCTCAAAAAATGTAATATTATTATCTACTACATATCTTAAATCTTGAGCCTTAGTTCTTAATATCTCTCTAGCAATATCTTCATTTTTCTTGCTTTTTTTATCCATTGTGACAGTTATTTTTCTTAGTTTCCCAGAAATATCTTTAACTCGATCACAATATTTTACTTTTCCGTTTTTTTGTTCTTCTATCCACATAGAAATACACATCCTTTCTTTTAATTTATTAAGATGTGTGTTATAATTAACTAAATGAGCGAGGTTCGCTCCACATCTTAAGTAGTTTTGAGAATCCTATTAATATATGACGATATATTAATACTCAAAATGGACTTACGGTTGATAAAAACTCTCACTATCTTGGCGGACGGGGGAGTTTTTTTATTTTATTTCAAATCAAGTTTAATGATTTTTTTATCTTTAAATGAGAAAGTAGGTTGTACTTCTAATTCAAGTGATCCATCTTCATTTACAGCAAAAGCTTGTGTTACATTTTCTGCTATTCTGTTAGGAGAAATACTATCAAGTTTAACTTGAACAGGGTATGATTCTGCTTTTTTACCGTTAACATATAATTTTATGTCAGTACCTACTGGATAATCTTTGTCAGAAAGATTTTTAACATCATAGGTTACTAAAAGAACTTTTTTAGCTGGTTTATCCGCAAATTCATTTCTTTCATTAGTCCATGCAGCAGTTTTTACTGTGATTTCCACTTCTTTATCAAAAGTAATAGGTGTTCCTAATTTACCCTCATTGCTGTTTTTCTTTTCTTCTTTCTTCTCTGTTTTGTTAGAAGATGAACTAGTCTCTGTTTTTGAAGAACATCCAGCAAGCACCACAGCACTAGCAAGGAATGTACTTAATAATATTCTTGATTTTTTCATTCTTATAAACTCCTTTTAATTTGTATTTTTGGCGGTATTTTAACCATGATGGATAGCTAAAAATAGCTATCTAAAATTTACTTCTTAATTCTACTACTTTGCCTAATATTACAACTGGTTTAGTCTGAATTTCTTCATTCGTAAAAAACATAGGTAAGTAGTTTGGATTAGTACTTAGTAACATTATTCCATTTTCTGTTTTTTGAAGTTTTTTGCAAGTTGCATCATCTCCGTTAACTAATGCAATTACAGTATCCCCGCTGTTAGCATCAGATTGCTGACGTACTATAACAACGTCTCCATCGTCGATTTTAGGTTGCATACTGTCACCTTTGATTCGTAGTGCGAAAAACTCTCCTTGACTTTGCCATGAAGGATCAATTTCTTCATAGTCTAAAATATCCTCAACAGCAGATATAGGTATACCTGCTGCGACATTTCCTAAGACTGGTATTTGTAGTCCTTGTTGACTTTGAGATTCATATTCCCAACCTGTTAAATAGTCTATAGAAACATTCAGAAATTTAGCGATTCTTTCTACTACTTCAGTTGGTATTTTTTTAGTAGTTCCGTCTTCATATCTTTTTATAGTTGTTTCGTGAACGTCTAAAAAATCTGCTATTTGTTTTCTTGTGATTTTTTTCTTTTTTCGGACTCTGAATATTCTTTGCCCAACAGTATTCTGTTCCAATTTTCACACCACCTTTTGTAAGTTTTATTTTAACATTTTTATTGTAAAAACGCAAGTTATTTTTAAAAAATATTAAAAAACTTGCAAAAAAGTATTGACAGCCAGAAAAATATGCTATAAAATAAAAATTGCGAAAACGCAAGAAATGGAGGTGGAACTTTGGACTACGATTTATTAAAAGTTAAAATGAAAAAAAATAAAATAACGTATGAATCTATGGCTAAAATGTTAGGAATTACATTAAATGGTTTCTCAAATAAGATAAATCAAACTAACTCTAGTGGTTTTTATGTTGACGAAGCAAATTTAATTAGAAAAACATTAAATTTAAGTCGTGAAGAAACGTTCACTATTTTTTTTAACAACTAACTTGCAAAAACGCAATTTTTATAAAGAAGGTGAAAGGAGGAGTCAAGATGAAAACTAAAACAAAAATAGCACTAACATTCTTAACTATTGGAGTAGTTACTAAAGTAGTGCTACTAAGAAAAACAAGTAAGATAGTAATAAATAATGATTCTATTACTTTGTCAGTATCTAAAACTGGATAAATAACCCTTCAGAATCTTCTTGAATTTCTTTGTTTGTTTTGATTAAGCAATAATCAGCAGTTTGTTCTGTATATAATATAAACCCATTATTATACAGCATAATAGCTTTAAATAATTTTGGTGTATCTTCAATAACGATTCGTGTACCTTTAGATTCATTAAGGTTTCGAAATTTAATAGTTTTATGTACACCACCTACTAAAAGATTTGAACTATCAGCAATTTGAGAATAGGGTAATTCGATTATATCAAAATCCATAGAGTATACCTCCTTTCTTATAAGTTGTATTTCCAGAAAAAGTATGAAGTAGAAGGTTTAAATTTCCCGGAAATACTCAAATATATTATAGCATAAAGGTAAAGAAAGGTCAAAGAATTATGAAAGTATTTTATTTAGAAGTAAAAGAACAATTAAAAAATAAAGGGATGTTAATTTACAGATTATCGAAAGAAACAGGAATTTTTGAACAAACATTATATTCAATGTTTAATGGCAATACATCTAGTCCTCAGTTAGATAACGCTGTTAAGATAGCTAAAGTATTAGATATAGATTTAAATAAATTAAAAGTAGGTGATATTAATGACAGAAATACAAATTGATTTAGTAGAGTTGAGAAAATTGGATTTATCTTTCCCTTATTTTTCAAAAGAAGAGATCATGAAATGTTTTGATATAAAAGATACAGCATATGACAAATACAGAAAAATGTTTAAAGAAAAAGTTAAAGATAAACATTATCCATCGATATGTTATTTGAAGATGGGTACTAAAGAATTCTTTAGTGTTTATGCTTGGTTACATTTCTTTTCAAATTTTGAATATTATCAGGATAAAAGATTAGAGAAAAAAATAGTTAGATTTACTAAAAAAACTGTTGAAGAATTTAAAGAGATAGGAGTGGCTTAAAAATGAACAACTTAAGAAGAAGAAAATTTAATACTTACTACTGGACATGCGTTGTTGTTGCAGTATGCATGCTAATTTTTAGCAAATTTGACTGGGACACAATTTTAGCTGGTTTAATGGCATCAACTTTTTTTCCGTTCTACGGATTAGATGAACGTGGTCAATATGCATTTCCAGACCCAGATGGTAAAGAAGATGTTGAAGATTAGCAAAGAAAATAGTAATGAAGCTATTTCAATGTTTAAAGATTTATTCAGAAGAAGACAAGAGGAAACTGGTATTTCTTGTGAACGGATATCTAAATTAACTGGCATACCATATAGCACTGTAGGTAGAATCAGATATAATAGCGTGAAAAATATAAAGTTAGAGCATATCGTTAAAATAGCTAAAGTATTAGAGATTGATTTAAATGAATTGAAAGGAGAATAGAATGGAAAATTTAAACCATTATGATTATATATATAAAATTAATGATTGGGCAGAAATAAGAGGCTTAAATAGAAGTGATTTTTTAGCTATGCAACTTGAGAAATCAAGAGAAGAAAATGCAGAATTAACACAAGCAATTACAAAATATGAGTTAGGCAATAAAGATGCGATAGTAGAAATAAAAGATGCTATCGGTGATGTTTACGTTACTTTAGTAGTCGCATCTAAGTTATTAAAACCGATAGAAACTGTATACTATATTTTTAGATCTACGGTGTTATGGCATTCTAAAGATGAATTAGAAACTAGTTGGACTTGTTTTTTTAGAATTACTTAGAACAACGGATACTAGATTTTATAAAACGTTTATAAGTGAAGAAAAAATAGATGTAGAACTGTTTAAAATTCTAGTAACTTATATAAATTTACTTGATGTTGTTGCTAAAAAGTATGATTTAGAGTTAGTAGAATGTGTTGACTATGCTTATAATCAAATCAAAAATCGCACTGGAAAAATGATTGACGGTAGTTTTGTAAAGGATAAGTAAGAGGTGAATTAATTTGAAAAGAAATCAAGATGAAAATATCAACAAAAAACAAGTTGGTTATCGTATTATGTCCATTCGAAAACGTAAATTCTTAACTTTAATTGAGTTTGCAAAAAAGATTGGAGCTAGTAAAAGTAGTGTGTCAGATTGGGAGAAAGGTTTTAGACTGCCTCCAGAAGTGACTTTAACTAAAATAGCTATCATGGGAAATACTAGCGTTGATAGGTTGCTATATGGAAATGGAAATAATAAAAATGATGTTGAAGAAATATATCAAAAACTTATTAAACTACCTAAAGCGGATATTTTAGGGATATTTAGAAGAGTACATAATAAATATAAAATATGAGGAGAATGGGAATGTTAGTAAATATTAGCGATGATATTTTAGAATTATTAAAATTAGATGAACTTGAAGAAACTAAAGATAATAAACAGCTGATAGAAAACACTGTTAACGCTTATATATTAGGTGGAATGTTAACTGCTTCTGAATACGGAAAAATCGATGTAAAAGAAGAGGATATTTTAAGCTTATTGGAATATTACGAGCAAAAAATGAAATTACTGTTGATAAAAGTTATGCTATCAAAAGACTTCAAGGGAGGTTTTACGATTTGAAACAATACAGAATAAAGTTATGGGAATTAATGGCGGAGAGAAGCTTAAAAATAACTGACGTATCAAAAGATACTGGGTTAAGCAGACCAACATTAAATAACATAAAATTCAATAGAATTAAAGCTATTCAAATGAATACTATTGATATATTGTGTAATTATTTCAGAATTAGCCCCGGTGAATTATTTGAGGAAATCAAACCTGTTAAACCAGTTTATCCCATAAAAAAATAGCCGTTTAAAACAACGACTACTTACAAAAATTTACAACTTAAAAATAACATATTTAGGAGGAAAAAGCAAGTGACAAAAGATAATATTAATCCCAACCACTATAAAGCAGGTGGAATTGAAACAATAGATTTAATTCAAGATGTAGTAGCAGATTTTGGCAGTGTGTGTCAAGCTAACATCTTGAAATATGGAATTAGAGCAAACAAGAAGCACGATGAACCACAAGATGATATCAAGAAAATAATCAGATACTGTGAGTTTTGGTTAAATGATTTAGAAGGAATTAAAGCAAGTGAAAAGCGTTCTGAAGAAATAGCGGTATTTGATAAGTTAAATGATTTATTAAATGTTCAAGAAAAAGAATTTGTTAAAGATAAAAATATAAAATGTATTGTGTTAGATGGTGCTGAAGTACCAGAAGATATAGTAAAAGAAGCGATAAATAGATTAGGAGCATTAGTATATGGTGAAGATTAATAAATTAGAAATAGAGAATGTTAAAAGAGTTAAAGCTGTTCAGATTGAACCAACAGCTAATGGATTAACTGTTGTTGGTGGTAGAAATGGTCAAGGTAAAACTAGTATTTTGGACTCAATAGCCTGGGCGTTAGGTGGTAATGCTTATAAACCATCTAATCCATTAAGAGAAGGTAGCGTTGTGCCACCAGTGATTAAAATTCAACTGGATAACGGACTTATTGTCGAACGTAAGGGTGAAGATGGAAAGTTAAAAGTAACAGATCCTAGTGGCAAAAAGGCTGGTCAAAACTTATTAAATAGTTTTGTTGAACAGTTCGCTATTAATTTGCCAAAATTTATGGAGATGAACGCAAAAGAGAAAACTAAAGCGTTGCTAAACACAGTTGACGGCTTAGGTGAAAAACTATTCCAGATTGAACAAGAAGAATTAGAGATATACAACAAACGTCGCACTGTTGGTCAAATTAGAGACCAGAAGAAACATTTTGCTGAAGAACAACCATTCTTTAAAGAAGTTGGAAATGAATTAGTAAGTGCTTCTGAGTTGATTAAAGAACAACAAGAAATACTTGCTAAAAATGGAGAGAATCAACGTAAACGTGATAATTTGGATAATTTACAAGCTAGAAAAGTATTTGCTGAAAATAAAAAAGCTGAACTTGAAGCACAACTAAAAGAGTTAAATTTAAATTTAGAACAGTTAAATTCTGATATTGAAATAGCGAATAGAGATGTTATTGATTTGATTGATGAAAGCACTGAAGAGTTAGAGCGAAGTATTGAGAATATTGAAGAGATTAACAGAAAAGTACGTGCTAATCAAGATAGAGAACGTGCTGAAAAGGACGCTGAAGAATATAAAAATCAATATGAAGATTTAACGAATTCTATCGAAGAATTGAGAAAACAAAAAATAGAGTTGTTAAATGGTGCTAATTTACCATTGGAAGAGTTAAGCGTTGATAATGGTGTAATTACTTATAAGGGGCAACCTTGGGACAATATGAGTGGTTCTGAACAGCTTATAGTAGCAACTGCTATTGTTAGAAAGATTAACCCACAATGTGAATTTGTATTAGTGGATAAATTAGAACAAATGGATCTTGAGACTTTAGTTGATTTCGGTAACTGGTTAAAAAATAACAATTTACAAGCAATAGCGACAAGGGTTTCTACTGGTGAAGAGTGTCAAATAATTATTGAAGATGGATATGTTAAGAATAAAAAAACAGAAGCACCATCTTGGGAGAATAATGTAGGAGGTAGTTTTTAATGAAAATCACAAAAGGTAAACGAGCAAGAGCGCAAAAGGTAGTAATTTATGGTACTGAAGGTATCGGGAAAAGTTCTCTAGCTTCACAATTTCCAGAACCTTTATTTATAGATACTGAGGGTTCAACGGATAATATGGACGTTGCAAGGCTAGATAAACCCACAAGCTGGATAATGTTAAATAATCAAATTGCATTTATTAAGGCTAATCCAACTGTGTGTAAAACTTTAGTAATAGACACTATCGACTGGGCGGAATCGTTATGTGTTGATAATTTGTGTGCTATGCACGGTAAGAAAGGTATTGAAGATTTCGGTTATGGAAATGGTTATGTCTATGCAAAAGAAGAAATGGGACGTTTCTTAAATAAATTACAAGATTTAATTGAAATTGGGATAAATGTTGTGTTAACTGCTCATGCTCAAATTCGTAAGTTTGAACTGCCAGACGAAATGGGTTCATATGATAAGTACGAGTTAAAACTCGGTAAGAAAACGAGTTCACAAACAGCGCCATTAGTTAAAGAATGGGCGGACTTATTACTATTTTGTAATTACAAAACGTACTTAATTTCACAAGAGAAGTCTACGAAGAAGAAAGCACAAGGAAATCAACGTGTGATGTACACCGAACATAATCCAGCGTGGGACGCTAAGAATAGACATGGTTTACCTAGCGAGCTTCCATTAGATTATAATTCTATTGCTCATATATTTAAAACAGAGGAAAAAGAAGAGGTTAAAAAGACTGTTCAAACTGAATTTAAAAATGAGAAAAAAGAGCAATTACAATTTGAACAACCTAAGTATAACGGTGATTTAGAAGCACCAAAGATTGAGAAAACACAAGAAGAGAAAATAATGGATAATTTTGGAGATATTGTTAAAGAAGTTGAGAATACACCTATTGAAAATTTAGTAGATCCATTTATTGCAAAACCTGATTATATTCCTCAACCATTATGGGATTTAATGCAGCAAGATAATATCACGGAAGAAGATATTAAACTAGTGACAGAAAGTAAAGGTTATTTCCCAAAAGGAACTCCTATGAGTGTTTATAATGAACAAGGATATCTTACTGGATATATCATTCCTAAATGGGAAGGATTAAAACAATTATTAAAACAAATAAAACAATAATATAAATTTAAGGAGATTTTAAAATGAATACAAATTACAATAACAATTTTGATAGAGAATTAGACTGGGATTCGGAGATAGTGAAGGATAGTGAATATATAATATTACCTGCTGGATTATATCAATTTACTGTCGAAGGATACGAAAGAGCACAACACACGCCATCACCTAACAATCCTAATGCTAAATTACCGAGCTGTCCAAAAGCTATTATATCAATTAAAATTGATGCTAATGAAGGTGAAAAAACACTTAAACACAATCTATTTTTACATAGTTCAGTAGAAGGAATGTTATCGGCTTTCTTTGGAGCTATTGGACTTAAGAAAAAAGGTGAACCATTAAAAATGGCTTGGAATCAAATTACAGGTGCTACTGGAGTGTGCAAAGTAGTAGTGAAAGATAGTAGCAACGGGAATCAATACAATGAAATTAAAGGTATGATTTATAAAGAAGATGTTGACATCACTACAGTTTTAAATGTTTCAAATCCATTTACAAATGAAGCTAGTCAACCTACTTTTAATGCTAACACACAACCATGGAATAATGGACAAGGTGGCTTCTAAAAATGCAGCTTAGACCTTATCAAGAAGAGGCAAGGTTAAAAGTGCAAGAACAGTGGGACGGGGGCGTTAATAAAACGCTCCTAGTACTTCCCACTGGTTGTGGTAAGACTATTGTTTTTTCAAAAATTATAGAAGATAGAGTTAAATTAGGTGAAAGAGTATTAATTCTAGCACACAGAAGCGAACTTCTAGAGCAAGCTAGCGATAAGTTAAAGAAAAGTACAGGATTAAATACGGCACTTGAAAAAGCTAACAGTAGTTCATTAGGTAGTTGGTTCAGAGTAACTGTGGGAAGTGTTCAAACTTTGCAACGTGAAAAACGACTTAAACAATTTAGCAATGATTATTTTGATACTATCGTTATTGATGAAGCACATCATTGTATTTCTAATGGTTATCAGATCGTACTTAATCATTTTGACAAAGCAAAAGTATTAGGTGTTACTGCTACTCCCGATAGAGGAGATATGAAGGACTTAGGGACTTATTTTGAAAGTTTAGCTTATGAATATAAAATAGTCGATGCTATCAAAGAGGGTTACTTAAGTAAAATTCAAAGTTTAACAATTCCATTAAATTTAGATTTAAGTGGGGTTGCTACTCAAAACAGGGATTTTAAAGCTAGTGATGTGAGTAGTGCATTAGATCCTTATTTAGAACAAATAGCTGATGAAATGATTAAACATTGTAAGGATAGAAAAACGGTTGTATTTCTACCGCTAGTAGCAACTAGTCAAAAGTTTAGAGATATTTTAAACTCAAAAGGTTTTAGAGCTGCTGAAGTCAACGGAGAAAGTAAAGATAGAGCGCAAATATTAGAAGATTTTGATAAAGATAAATACAACGTTTTATGTAACTCTATGTTGCTTACTGAAGGTTGGGATTGTCCTAGCGTCGATTGTGTTATCGTGTTAAGACCAACTAAAGTTAGAGCTTTATATTCACAAATGGTTGGACGTGGCACAAGATTACACCCAGGGAAAGAAAATTTACTTCTGTTAGATTTTTTATGGCACGTTGAAAAACACGAATTGTGTCGTCCTGCTCATTTAATTGCTCAAAGTGAAGAAGTAGCTAAAAAGATGACTGAATTAAGTGAAAAGGAAGTAGGTTTTGCTGTTGATTTAGAAGAAGTAGAAGTCAAAGCAAAAGAAGAAGTTATTCAAGATAGAGAAGCAAGTTTATCAAAGCAATTAGCTAAACAAAGACGTAAAAAAGGTAAACTAGTAGATCCGTTACAATTTGAAATGAGTATTGCAGCTGAAGATTTAGCGAATTATGTTCCTAGTTTCTTAAGTGAACAAGCGCCACCTTCTGAGAAGCAAATCGAAGTATTAGAGAAAATGGGAATAAATGCCAGTGAAATTGAATGTTCTGGAAAAGCTAGCTTGTTAATTGAGAGAATTAATAAAAGAAGAGATGCCGGATTAGCGACTCCAAAACAGATTAGATTATTAGAAAATCGTGGATTTAGAAAAGTTGGTTCTTGGAAGTTTGAAGAAGCAAATAACATGATTACAAGAATTGCAGCAAATGGCTGGAGGTTGCCAAAAGGTATTATAGCAAAGGAATATACTCCAGGACAATAAATAATTAAGAGGTGAAAATAATGGAAGAAAGAAAATTACGTAAGGGAGAGAAAATCTATTTGGTTTGTGATGATAACCCGAATATATTCCCTAATAATCATTTAGGAGTTTTTAAAACAGAAAAAGACGCACTCAATTTTGTAGGAGAGTACGTCATTTATAAAAAGATTCGTTCATATACACAATATATTAAAATAAAAGAATTGTCAATAGGTAAACCAGAATACTTTAGAGAATTAGGAGTGGAAGAGTTAGAAAATGGAGAATAAGAACAATTTGTTAGAATTATTAGAGTATATCAACCCTGCTACTCTTGATTATCAAGAATGGGTCAATGTTGGTATGGCTTTAAAACATGAAGGACACACAGTGCAAGATTGGGACTTATGGTCTCAAAATGACGTTAGATATAAAGAAGGTGAGTGTCTTAGAAAATGGAGTACGTTTAATGGTGCGGGTAAGCCTGTCACAGGTGGGACTATATTTCAAATGGCTGTTGATAGAGGTTATACGCCATTATATATCAACTCTGAAAATTCATATGCATTAGATTGGAATGATGAAATAAAATCAGATGGTGACTATAAATTTATCGACAAAAGCTGGATAGAAGGTAAAGAAATAAAAGAGCCTAGCAATTGGCAACCTGTCAAGGAGTTAATAACATATATAGAAACGTTATTTGAAAGTACCGAAAATGTAGGATTTGTTACCGAGACTTATCCGTTAGAAGATGGAGAAGGTAAGGTATTACACAAACCCAAAAAAGGTGTGTATGATCGTACAGCAGGACATTTAATCGAAAAGTTAAATAAGTATAAAGATGATATCGGTTTTGTAATTGGAGATTACAACAAAGAAGCTGGAGCATGGATAAGATTTAACCCATTAGATGGTAAAGGTGTTAAGAATGACAATGTAACGGAATATAGATACGCTCTTGTTGAAAGTGATAAAACTAGTATTTCTCAACAAAACGCTATTATTCGTGAGTTAGAATTGCCAGTTGCTTGCTTAGTGCATAGTGGCGGTAAATCGGTTCACGCTATCGTTAAAATCGAAGCAAAAGATTATCAAGAATATCAAAAGCGTGTTGATTATTTATATAAAGTCTGCGCTAAAAATGGTTTAGCAGTAGATACTCAAAATAAAAACCCATCAAGATTAAGCAGGATGCCTGGTATTATGAGAAATGGCAAGAAACAATTTTTAATTGATACTAACATAGGTAAAAATAGTTGGGATGAATGGTTTGAGTTTATCGAGGATTTGAACGACGATTTACCAGATCCTGAGTCTTTGGAAGATTATTGGGATAATATGCCAGAATTAGCCCCTGAACTTATAAAAGGAGTGCTTAGACAAGGTCATAAAATGCTTATCGCTGGACCGTCAAAAGCTGGTAAGAGTTTTGCGCTAATAGAAATGGCAATAGCAATAGCTGAGGGGCAAAAGTGGCTAAAATGGGAATGTGCACAAGGTAGGGTGCTATATGTGAATTTAGAACTAGATAGAGCAAGCTGCTTACATAGATTCAAAGATGTTTACACTAAATTAGGAATACCGGTTAACAACTTAAATAACGTTGATATATGGAATTTAAGAGGAAAAACCGTTCCAATGGATAAGCTAGCACCTAAACTAATCAGAAGGGCGCATAAAAAGAATTATACAGCGGTGATTATTGACCCTATTTATAAGGTACTTACTGGAGATGAAAACAGCGCTGACCAGATGGCTCATTTTACTAATCAGTTTGACAGAGTAGCTACAGAATTAGGTTGTTCAGTTATTTACTGCCACCATCACTCAAAAGGTTCACAAGGTGGAAAAAAATCAATGGATAGAGCCAGTGGTAGTGGAGTGTTTGCACGTGATCCAGACGCACTAATAGATTTAGTTGAACTTGAAATTCCAGAACAACTGATGAAAACACAAGTAAATAATACTCTAGTGAAATTCTATGAAGATAAAATCAGAACTTTAAATAATCAGTATTATAAAACTAAGATTGGAATGGATGATCATTACAGTTATGAGAAGATGAAACATCACGCTGAGAAGAGCCTTAGCGGTTATTTACTAGATGTAAGAGCAGAAGCAAAGAGACTTGAGGAGTCTGTAAGGCAAACTACAGCATGGCGTGTTGAGGGTACACTTAGAGAGTTTGCTAAATTTGAACCTGTAAACATGTGGTTTGGATTTCCTGTACATACTGTTGATGATGTTGGAGTATTAGCTGATATTGAGGTTGATTCTGATAAGAATAAGTATTCAAAAGCTAAAGAAGGACGACAAAAACAAGCTAAAGAGCAACAGAAAGAAAGCATGTTAGAGTTTGAATTGGCTGTTGAGAATTGCAGTTTTGGAGAAGAACCAACTAAACAAATGGTGGCTGATTATTTAGGTATTAATGTAAAAACTGTAGAACGAAGATTAGAAAATAGTAAAATATATTGGTATGATAAGAATACAAAAACTATTAAAAAACGTGAGACAGGACTTTAAAAAATATGTCGTGACTTTTTCAGAAGACAATTTAAAAATCAGTCTAGTATTTTTTAGAAAACACTATGTTTTTATAGTGTCGTCTTAGACACCGACAACCATATATCTTAAGATATATGATGGTGGATGGAGGTGACAGGGACAGTACAGGTTGGACAGTACAGGAGGTTTAAAAACCACCTCCTGTCTGTACCAACACCGTCCTGTACTCCGCGCGAAAAATGAAAAAAGAAAAAATGAAAATGGTAAAAAATTAAATTGGAGTTAAGGATGTGAAATTGAATTATGGAATTTGAATTTTTTGTGCCTTTGAAAAAAATACCAAAGGTCACTCATCAAGATAAAATTATTTCAGTGAAAAATGGTAAGCCGATTATTTTTGATTCGCATAACTTGAAAGAAGCTAAAGAGATTTTTAAAACAGGATTGATTAGTCGGGTTCCCGATAAAATGTTAAACGCTCCTATTGGGGTTGAATTAATATGGTGCTTCCCGTTAGAAAAAAATAAGGTAGATGGTGATTATTACACTAAAAAACCTGATGCTGATAATCTAGCAAAAGCATTTATTGATCAAATGACTAAATTGAAGTTTTGGAAAGACGATTCACATATTAGCAGCATTAAAAGTGAGAAACGTTACAATTCAATCAGTGGCGTTTTTGTTAGAGGATATGAATTATGAATAACTTAAGTGAAGGAAAAGAGAAAATGTTAGATGAAATATTAATAGCAGTTTACTTAATTCTTGTAGGTGTTTTATTCGGAGGAATGATTAAGGATGTTAGTTTGGATAAGATTAGAGATGAAAATTTAGTATTAAAAGCAGCTAATGCACAATTAAAAGAACAAGTAAAAGAACTAGATTATAAACAAGCAAAATTAACTAAAAAAATAGCAGAAATGAACGGGATAGGAGGATAATAAATGTTTAAAAGAATTTGGAACAACATAGAAATAATATTAATCACATTATCAATGTTGTTAGCAATGTTTACAGCAGGATTGATGTTGGGGGTTTATGTTTCGAGTAACACGATTGAGGAGCTCTCTAATGACAATATCGTTAAAGAAAGGACTATTCAACAACAGAAACAGAGAATTAGAGAGTTGCAAACATTTAAGCAACTTAAGGAGATATATGGTTAATGAAAATCAAAGTAGCAAAATTAAAAGATACGGACGCTATTTTTATTGATTATAAAGGTTACAAAATTGGTTATCAACTTAAACAGTTTGAATATAAAAATAACCTATGTATTCAACTTGAAAGTGAACAAGAAAAAGAAAAGTTTATATCTATTTTTAGATATTTTTTAAAAGAATTAGAAAGGTTGGAAATTTAGAATGGAAAAATTTGATAAAACAATAGAAAAAAAATACTGGAATTGGTTAAAAACTAGATTTACTTTGAATAAAAAGTTTGATGAGATACCAGATTGGAAAAATATGAACGGAATAAAAATAGAAGTAGAAAATATCTCTGATGCTGTAAATTTATTTTTTACTGACAAAGATGAAAAAGAGTTAGAAAGGTTAGATTTTAACAAGTTAAAATTGATAATTTATGGGGATTTTGAAATGGAATTTTTATATGATTTCATCTGTACTTTAAAAGATGAAATGGAACGAGAGTTCAATTTTGGAAGAGGTGAAAACTAATGAATTTTAGAGAAATAAAGTATGCTAACAAATTAATTGATGAAATAAAAAAATTGGATAGTTTTATAACGGATATTCAAAATCCTGCTAGAACTTTAACGGTGTCTACCAGCTTTAACGGAGTAACAGTAAAGAAAGAACACAGAACTAAAATTATACAAGTTATATTAGGAATGAGAAGAGAATTGTCTAACGAATTGGAAGAGTTAGGGGTTACGGAATATGATGACAATGATTAAAAAAGATAGATTTAACCATTTAACGGGTAGACAAAAATCAGCTTGTTATTTCATCATGTCAACTTTAGGAGTTTATTTGGAAGACAATGAAACACCTGAAGAATTCCTAAATAAATATCTAGTTAGGGCTAAAATAAAAGCTGGTTGGAGTGATCCATATAAAAAATCAAAAGGCTATTCAGTACCTATATTTCCGTTAGAGGATATTAATAAATATGGTGTGTGTATTGAAGAGGATTTACAGTCAGAATTAATGGCTTATATATATGAGTATTAGGAGGAAAATAATATGCCAAATTGGTGTGAAGGATATTTAAAAATTAGAGGTAAAAAGAAGGATTTAATTAATTTTATAGAAAATGAGTTTGTAATAGCAAAAAGTGAAAGTGTTATTTCAGGAATTGAATACATCGACGTAAAAATGGAAGATGATGGTTTGGGCGAGTGTAGGTTTGAGCATGAAAGTTCATATTTAAGTAAAATAAAGCTAAAAAACACTAGGAGATTTTTTATAAAGAGTGAAGAATTATCATTTTATTACGATGAAGAAGACGAAGATACTATTTGCCATATAACATTATGGATAGAGCAAGCGTGGGCTATCATTGTTCAACAACTTCTAGTCGAACATAGTCAAAAATATTCATTAGATTTTAATTTATATGCTAGTGAAAGTAGTATGGAATTTGAACAGTATCTCACTATTATTGATGGAAGGTTAGTGAGATATGAAGAGAAAAAATATAATGATTTCAATTTTGAAGCTATAAACCCAAGTTTAGGAGGATAAAATATGAAATACATTTTAAGCATTGTAATGAAAAATGGCGAAACAATTAAAGTGATAGCAACTAAAAAGGATATGGACAATTTACAAGACGCTATATTTTATGCTGATACTTATCCGAAAGTTGTGTATTGGATAGATAACCTTGAAATAAACGCTAAAGATATAAAAGACTTTTATTATGCCAAGATAATAAAAGAGATAAAAAGAGATGAGAGGATGAAAATTGACGATAGAGAATTTGAAATAATATTCACAATGAAAGATGGTGAAACTATTTGTGTTAAGACTAATAAAATCACTGTTGATAATGTATATAAACTACATAGAGATTTAGATGAGATCAAAGGGAATATAATACTAGATTTTGATGGTAAGTTAATCGATTTAAAAGAAGTAGACTATTTTAGATGGTATGTGATTTAGGAGGTTTAAAAAATGAAACAACCGAAAGTATATGTTATGAATTTAAATAAAGTGATGTTAGTATCACTTATAGATTATGGCAAACAAGGAATAAAAGTGATAGGCGATACAAATTTATATAGATTAGATGAAACGGTGTTATTGCAAAATACTGGTTTTAAAGATAAAAATGGTAATTACATCTTCAATGGCGATATATTGGAATATCAAGGAAATAAACATTGTATTAATAAGCTTTTAGTTGAAAAGGATGTAGAACAGGAATTTTATTACTTAACAAACAACGGAAATTATGTAATTAGATTAATGAATATGCATGAATATTTAGTTATTGGTAATATTTACGAAAATAAAGATCTATTGGAGGATTAACAATGAAATGGCACAAAGTATATTTAAGAACAATGACTGAAGAAGAAAAAGAATTTTATAAAGGTGATTCTGATGAAATATGGGATGGTGATATACCTGAACTTGGAGAAGAAGTGCTAGTAACTATCCCTTTGTCTTCTGGAGAGTTTACTGATACCTCTATCGATACGTGGGAAGAATTTGATGAAGGATTAGGTTTTGAAAATACTGAAAATGATGTTATTTACTGGATGGAAATACCGCAATATAACGGAGAATTAGACGATTAGGAGGAATAGTAATGACTAACGAAGAATTAGAACAAAAAGTAAAACGATTAGAAGAACAACTAACAGAAGTAAGAATTGAACTGTTAGAAAGGAAGGCGGATAAAAAATCTTATGAAGTGAAAGTGCCAGAGGATATAGGAGATTATTATTTTGTTAGTGAATTGGGAGCTATAACTTTACTGAAAGATGTGTTTTTTAGTGCTGGTTATGAGAAAGTATATCAACGTGGTTTAGCTTTCAAAAATAGAAAAGAACTTGAACAATACGATAAAGAACGTATATTACTGTTTAAACTTCGCAAGTGGGCTGATTGGCGTAATGGTGATTGGTATCCGGACTGGAATAATGGTGACGATAAGTTTTCTATATATTATTTCTATAATACAGAAAGTTTTTCTGTTTGCAGTGATTGGAATTGTAACACATTTAGCAAACTACCTTATTTCAAGAGCGAAGAACTAGCGCGAGAATTTATCGAAGAGTTTGGTGATGAGATTAAAGAGGTGCTTTGCTAATGGATGAATTAATGCAGAAAATAACGGAGAAGTTAAATTTAACGATAGATAAAGCTCCGGAAGTTTATGAAATGTTGAAGTGGCAAAATGCTACCTACGAAACATGTAGTACTATGATAACTTATTTAACTATGCTTGGAGTTTTAGTTGGGATGCTTACATTTGTAGCACTTATGATACTTAGAGATAGCAACGACGCTACTTTAGTAGGAGTAATAGCTGTAATAATACCGATAATTGTAATTGTTGTATTAATAATCGGATTGTATATTTACAGAAATACACATGCCCCAGATGTGCTATTTTTAAAAACTATGATTAAGTAGAGGTAAACCACTATGTATGATCTAAAAGCTTATTCTCCCACTCAAGGTGTAAAATCTGTGGTTAAATACAATTTTAAAACTAAAGAAATTGAGTTAGAAGTACGTCCATATGGAAATATTAAGACTAAAAACTTTACGATTTTACGATGTAGCGAACTAAGAGATATGTGGGGGAATATGATATTTGAAAATAACATTGTTAAATACGATGAACAATTAATCGGTGAAGTAAAGTTTACTAAAGGAAAGTTTATTGTTGAATTTAAACAATTAACGGTTGATTTATGTGATATCAACGATAAAATACTGATAATAGGAGATGTGTATGCAAAGAAAATTGAGTAACGAAGAGTATTTTAAACGAAAAAATTTTTTAAATAAAATAAACTCGATTAGAAGCCATATTAAAAGAAATATGGATGAGTTAAAAGAATTAGCAGAGATGAAAAAATCTATAAAAATTACTAATTACACCAAAGAAGATTTTAAAACAAGCGGTAGCAATGTAAGCCAGCAGGAAATAATAGTGTGTAAAATTATTGAGTTGGAAAAAGAAATTTATGACAATACCACTGAATTAATGGATGTGAAAATTATCACTAGGGCAGTATTGAATAAAATAAAAGATGATAAATGCAGACTTTACATGTTTTACAGATACTACGACTGCTTAGATGAAGAAACTATAAAATATAAAATGAATATCTCAACGAGAACATGCCAAAGACTAAATTCTCAAGGTATTTTTTCAATAAAAATCTAATTGGCGGTAATTGGCGGAGAAAGTCTATTGAATGGCGGTAACAAAAGCCGTATAATGGTATTATAAGATTTTAGGTAAGAGACCTCCTTGATAGTTAATAATTAATTTTTAGTAAATAAAAGATGACGTGGCATTCGTGTATTAGATTATCTCTTACCTAAAATTAATATTATACATATAACCTCTTTTGACAGTTTAACGACTGTCTTTTTTTATTTGTCAAGAAAGGTGGTGGAAAATTGGCAAAGTTAAATTTAAAACAACAAAAATTCGCTGATGAGTACATCATTAGTGGAAAATATGGATCAGTCTATTGTATCGAAAATATAGTAAATGGCAAAAAATATATAGGGATAACAACTAGAAGTTTACAAAAAAGATTTAAAGAACACTGTAAAGCAGAATCTGTTATAGGGAAAGCAATTAGAAAATACAAAAAAGAAAATTTTATTTATTATGAGTTAGAACGAGCTTCAACAAGACAAGATTTATTTGAACTGGAAAAATACTATATTACAAAATATAAAACTTTTAAAAACGGATATAATTCGACAATTGGTGGAGATGGTGTAGTTTACGATAATTCACTAGATGTTATTTTAACTAAAAAACAAACAAAATTTGTTGGAATTGTTGAATCTGAAAACAAAAAGAATATAAATATAAAAAACTCAGATGAAATTTTCGCATCTATAATTTTAAACTTGTGTTATTTTTACTTAACAAGTGATACCAAAATGGATAAAAGAGACTCTGCTATACAATTGTTGAAATTAAAAGATGATATATTAATAAAAATTCTTAGTTGGAAATTATTTTCTTTAGCTGAATTAAGGAGGTGGAAAGAATGGCGAAGTACACCGAGTGGTTAACTGAAGAAGGTTTATTATTAGTTGAAGGTTGGGCTAGAGATGGATTGATTGATGAACAGATAGCTACTAATATCGGAGTATCTTACTCAACATTCAAGGACTGGAAGAAGAAATTTCCGGACTTTTCGGCTGCCTTAAAGAACGGGAAAGAGGTAGTGGATAGACAAGTAGAAAATGCTTTGTTTAAAACAGCTATAGGATATCATTATCAAGAAGAAACAGTAACTAATACTGGTGAAGTTGTGATGATTAATAAGTATAGTAAACCTAATACTACAGCACAAATATTTTGGTTGAAAAATAGGAAAAATAACTGGACTGATAGAAATGAAGTTAAGGTTGATGGAGAAATGAACGTAACAACAAACAGTAAACTTGAAAGCATTCTAACTCAACTAGAGGAAAAAGACGATGAATAACATTGTGTTATCTCCGAAGTATAAATATTTCTTAAAGCATAAAGCGGAAGCTGAAGCATTAGAAGGAACAACAGCAGCAGGGAAAACTACTGTAGGTGTTGTTAAATTCATGTTAAAAGTTGCACAGAGTAAACAAAAATTACATTTCATTAGTGCGAAGTCTGTAGGAGATGCCGAGAAGAATATAATTCAATCAGATTTAGGAATTACCGATATTTTCGAAGAATACATAATATATCGAGGTAATGGTGATGCTAACTATAAAATACCGCATATCAAATACGATACTCCTAGTGGTGAGAAGATTATATTTATTTTAGGTTACTCTTCAAGAGATAAATGGGAAAAAGCGTTAGGTTCACAATTCGGTTGTGGTTTTATCGATGAAATAAATACAGCTGACATTGATTTTGTACAAGAAGCAACTATGCGATGTGATTATTGGATGTGTACGATGAATCCAGACGACCCTACACTCCCTATCTATTCAAGGTATATAAACAGGTTTAGAGCGTTACCTAAATATGAATATGACACACCGCAAGAAATAAGAGAAATGTTAATTGAACCAGAACAAGCTAATTGGACTTATTGGTTTTTTTCTTTTGATCATAATTATGGCTTATCAGAAGAAAAGAAAGAAAAGATTAAAAATACAGTTGCAGTTGGTACTAAACTTTATAAGAACAAAATTCAAGGTTTAAGAGGACGTGCAGAAGGTTTAGTATTCAGTATGTTTGATAGAAAATCAAACGTTATAACCGAAGATATAGCAAGGACTAAAACATTTATTCGATATTCTTGTGGTGTTGATACATCTTATTCAGATAAGACTGAAGATACAATATCATTTATTTTTCAAGGTATCACAACAGACGGAGAACTTATTGCACTTGAAGAAAAAACTTATAATAATAAAGACTTTAACAACAGTAAGATAGCACCTTCAGATGTCGCAGTAAAATTACATAACTTTTTAGATTACTGTAAAGATAAGTGGGGCTTCTGTCGTAAAGTCTATGTTGATAACGCTGACCAGGCAACAATGATGGAATTAAGAAAATATAAACAACAAAAAGGATTGATATATGAGTTTTATAATGCTGATAAGCGTGTAAAAATTATAGATAGAATTAATATTTCAAGCGGTTGGATGAAGAATTTAAAATACTTAGTGTTAAACCACTGTGAAGAACATATCAGAGAGTTAAATATATATTCGTGGAAAGAAGATAAAGACGAACCAGAAGATAGAAATGACCATACTATCAACGCTAGTCAATATGGATATATACCTCACATTAATATTATTGGTCAACAAAATAAACAAGATAATCAATACAGCACACTTGTTGCTGGTTTTGGGAAAGGATAATAAATGGCATACAATGAAACATTCGTTGATAGTACAGGTAAAAGTAAAACATTAACACTTAGATTTCATAGAGAGTCTAGAATGCGATACAGAATTAATAATGTTGAAGAATTATTTGAAAATGAATATAAAGTCTTAAGAGAATTCCTGGAGCATCACAAAAGTACACAACGTCCTAGAATTCAAGAATTATACGATTATGCAGAAGGTAACAACCATACTATTAGCATTCAACAAAGACGTAGTGAGCAAGATATGGCAGACACTAGAATAATTCATAATTTTGGTAAAAGTATATCTGTATTTAAGCAAGGATATTTAGTAGGTAAACCTATTCAAGTTGAATATGAAGACGGCGAAGAAAATAGTGCAACAGATGAAGTACTTAAAGAAATAGCTAAAGTCAATAGCTTTCATGATTTAAATAGAATGCTTGTATTGGACTTATCAAAAGTAGGTAGAGCATATGATTTAGTTTATCGTTCAATGGAAGATGTAACGAAAGTCAAGAGGTTAGATCCATTAAATACATTTGTGATTTATGATAATACATTAGAAGATAAAATGTTAGCTGGTGTAAGATACTATTCTGTAGGATTATCAGATAACAAACAGCATTTTATCGATGTGTATTTAAATGATATTATTCACAAGTGTAAAGTTGAAGATAGTGGAATTACACGTTTAGCAATTGAACCTCATATGTTTAACGATGTACCTATCACAGAATATCTCAACACAGCTGAAGGTATGGGAGATTATGAAAGTGAGCTATCATTAATTGACTCATACGATGCAGTTCAATCTGACACAGCAAACTATATGACAGATACTTCTGATGCAATACTTGCCATATTCGGTCAAGTAGCTTTCCCAGATGATGTATTAGGTGATAACAAAAAGCAAATTGAGTACATGCGTAAAATGAGACGTGCAAGATTACTACAGTTGAAACCACCTGTGGATATTAACGGGACTGAAGGGAAAGTAGATGCTAAATACCTATACAAACAGTATGACGTGAACGGTGTTGAGTCTTATAAAAAACGTATTGTAAATGATATTCACAAATATACAAACACTCCAGATATGACAGACCAAAATTTCAATGGTGTTCAAAGCGGTGAAGCTATGAAGTATAAACTGTTCGGACTGGAGCAAGCAAGAGTAGATACTCAATCGTTGTTTGAGAAAAGTTTAAAACGCAGATATCAACTTATAGCTAATATCGGTGATTATGTAAAAGAATTAACTGATTTTGATATTTCAAAACTTAAAATCACATTCAATCCTAATCTACCTAAAGCACTTGAAGAAACTATCAACGCTTTCAAATCATTAGGAGGTATGGTTACTAATGAAACAGCAATGAGACTAACTGGAATTGTAGATGATCCGAAAAAAGAACAAGAATTACTTGATACTCCAGCAGTTACTGAGGACACTGGATATGATGTTGATAAAGGGAAACTACTTTATAAAATCACAAGTATACTTAAAAAATTCAAAGCTGGAGATTATAGCGAAGCCTTAGCAAGAAAATTCTTAAAAGACTTAGGACTTAATGAAATGGATATAGAAAGCTACTTACACGATGGTGAAGAGGTGATAGTAGATGAAACAATCGTTTAATTACTGGAAGAAAAGAGAATTAGCAAACCAACTCAATCAAATTAAAGATGAAAAAGAAACGATGTCACAGATTGAAAAGAATTTTGTTATTACCTTAGCGGATGTAGAACATCAAATTAAAGTGTTCTATGAACGTTATTCAAAGGTTGCAGGTATTTCTATAGAGGAAGCACAAAAGAGAGTATCTGAGCACGACGTAAAAGCCTTTCAGAAGAAAGCAAAAGAGTATGTTAAAAACAAAGATTTTAGCCCAGAAGCTAATGCAGAATTGAAGCTTTACAATGCTACTATGAGAATTAATAGGTTAGAGTTGTTAAAAGCGGAAATAAACTTACACTTAACAAACTTAACTGAAGAAAATAGTAAAGAAATAACTAATCACTTAGAAAAGTTAGGTAAGACTGAATATGCTAGACAAGCTGGAATACTTGATACTGAATTAAGATACAGCAAAGAAGGTATTAAAGCTATTGTGAATAGTGATTATAAATACGGGAATTTCAGTAAAACATTGTGGACTAATCAAAAGGCTTTAATGAATACTATTGAGGTTATGTTAAGACGTTCTATTATTCAAGGTGGAAACTCAACTGAATTAGTAGGAAGACTTAGAAAACAATTTGACGTTGGTGTTCATGAAGCTAAAAGATTGTTAGTAACTGAAGCGGCACGAGTTCAAGGAGATGTTCAAATAGATAGTATGGAGCAAGCAGGCTATGAAGAATATGTGTATATATCTGAACCAACCGCATGTGATATATGTAAACGTCTTGATGGACAACATTTTAAGATTAAAGATAGAGAAGTAGGTGTAAATTATTATCCTATGCATCCATACTGTAAATGTTCAAGTGCAGCTTACTACGATAGCGAAAAACTAGATAAAGAGATAGCTGAATATCGTAAAGCAAGAGGGCTAGATAATAATTTACAAGAAGAAGATAAAGGTGATATAATTAAAGAAGAAAAAGCGATAACATTTGATAACGGAGATAAGATTGATGATTTCTTTAGGAAACAAGAAAATCATAAAAAATGGATGGAGTCAGTAAGTGAAAAAGAAAAAAATACTATACTGGAATACACTATGTCTTATCATGAACGTTATAATAAATTGTTAAGGATGGGTGTTGATAGATATTTAAATAGTTTTGGAAGAGATTATTTAGAGGATAGAGATTACTATAAAGAAATTTATGATAATGAATATAAAGAGTTATTATCGTTAAGTAATAAGTTATCACAATATAAAGTAGAAAAATCATTTAAGACTTTTAGACGTTTTGCAGAACATTATACAGATTTACCAAGTAAATTGGAGCGAGGAGATACAATCATAGAAAAAGGATTTGTTAGTACTACTCCACTAAAAAGTGTTACAGAAGATTTCGGACAGTCAAGTAGAGATGTGTTGTATGAAATCGATGTGAAGAAAGGTCAAAAAATAGGAGCATATATATCTGATTTAAGTGATATGCCTGAAGAGAAAGAATTTTTAATTAAAGCAAATACAAAATTTAAAGTTTTAAATGACGAAATAAAAATAGATGATACTGGGAGGGAGCTTAGAGTCATTAAATTGGAGGTAGAGGAATAATGCTGAAAGAAAAATATAAAGGTTATGCATATTCTAAAATATTAGAAGATGCGACTGATGAACAAATAAGATTATTTGGACATACCGTTTTCTTTTATCGTCTTATTGAAGGAGAGAACAAAGATAAGTTAATTGAAGAATTCTTAAAAGATTATCCGCCATATTATCCGAATGTTATAAAGTTAAATAAATCTTATACACAAAAAGAAATGGCTAATAAGACAATCGACAGAGGAATCTACAAGGCAATATTTAGAGAATATTCGACAGAAAACTTGAAGCCTAGAAAACTAGACGATTTTGTGAAAATGTTAAAAGAAACAATACCAAAAAGGTATGTTGAATTAATTAAAAATTATAAATTAGATAGCTATCTACTAAACACTTAACATTTTTTGTTAGGTGTTTTTATTATGCCAAAATGGAAATAAAACGCTTATTTTTCATTTTCAATTAAATAACTAATATCAAAATGGAAAAATATATCCTTTTTTCCGTTTTCGTCCTAGACATGACGTTAAAAGGTCTTTTTATTATGTCAAATTAAACTAGCGTGGCTTATTTCTAAAGATAAGTGGTGCACAACTGATCAATAAGAAATAGGACTAGCGTGGATAAGGAGAAACAATGAACAAACAATTTTTATTAAAACTAAACTTACAACACTTTGCAGATGAAGGAACAACGGAAACAAATAATACTGAACCTGAGTTTAAAGCACCTGCTACTCAATCTGAATTAGATAGCTATGTGAATAAAGCAGTACAAACAGCTTTAAAAAATCAACAAGCGAAATATGATGCTAACATAAATTCACGAGTAGAAGAAGAAATCAAAAAACGCGAAGACTATTCAAAATTAAGTGAAAGTCAAAAACGTGATAAAGACTTTGAAGACCAAAAAGCAGAATTCGAAAAACAAGTAGCTGAGTTTAGACACTCTCAACTAATTGTGGAAGTTCAGAAAGATTTAGTTAGTAAAGGTTTACCTACTGAATTAGCTGAGACATTCGCTTTACATGGTACAGCAGAAGATGCATTAAAAGCAGTAAATGTATTCGAAAAAGCATTTAAAGATGCAGTTAATAATGCCGTGAAAGAATCCGCTAGACAAACGACACCTAATGTAGGTGCTACTGGAACAGAAAAACCGTTGAACTTAGGAGCAAGACTAGCACAAGGTGTAAGTTACAAAAAACCATTTTAGGAGGATAAGAGATGAAAACAACAACAATTTTTAACAAAACTGAAATCTTACATAACTTAGAGTTTGAAGCTATTTCAGTAACAGTAGATAAAACAACTACAGGAACAGTAACAGAAAACGGACGTAAATTATTAAAAGCTGGAACATTACTAGCTGGAGATGGTAAGTCTATTTTCGAAGATAGAACAAAAAAAGTTAAGAAATTAACTGGTGATGCAACAGCACAATACGTTGATGGAGTGGCATTACATGACGTTGATTTAACTGATGGAGACTCAGTGGTAGCTTGTGTATTTAAAGGTACTTTACGTGAAGATAAATGCAACGGTGGTACTGTTGATGCAAACGTAAAATCAAAATTAAACTTAATCAAATTTGTAAAAGGTGTATAAGGAGGATTATAAAATATGGCATTAATTTACGATACAATTACAGCAGAAAATGTAAGTGGGTATTGGAACGCTTCACAAGAAAACGTTGATACTACTTTAGGAGATAAATTATTCCCTGCTAGAAAACAATTAGGAATTAAATTAGCATTTGTAAAAGGTGGAAGTGGTAAAGCAGTAGCTTTAAAACCTGCTGCGTTCGATACTAAAGCTCCGCTACGTGAAAGAATGAACTTAAGCGTAACAGAAGAGCAAATGCCATTCTTCAAAGAGGCTGTTGTAGTTAAAGAAGAAGAAAGACAACAATTAAATATGATTGAAGCTACCGGTAATCAAGCACTTATTGATAGTGTGGTTACTGGTATTTTTGATGACCAAACACACTTATTAAATGGTGCTAAAGCTAGATTAGAAGCTATGAGAATGCAAGTGTTAGCAACTGGTAAAATCTCATTTAACAATAACGGAGTAGCTCAAGAGTTTGATTATGGAGTTAAAGACTCTATGAAAGGAACTGTTGAGAAAGCGTGGACTGATGCAGCGGCAACTCCACTAGCAGATATTGAGAAAGCAATTGAAGCAATGGAAAATCAAGGTAAGAAAGCGGAAATTCTTATCATGACTCAAAAAACTTTTGGTTTAATCAGAAAAGTAGACTCAACTATTAAAATTGTTAAACCATTAGCACCTAAAGGAGCAACAGTAACAACTTCTGAATTAACTGATTATCTTTTAGATGCACATGGTGTAAAAGTTGAGATTAAAAATGACACATTTGTAGATGATGATGGAGTTGCAAAAAAATTCTATCCAGAAGGTTATGTATCATTCATTCCTAACGCTACTTTAGGGAAAACAGTATTCGGTACTACACCAGAAGAATCTGATTTATTAGGTGGGAATGTTGCTGGAGTTGAAGTGAAAGTTGTTAATACAGGTATTGCTATTACAACTCAAGAACTAGTTGATCCCGTTAACGTACAAACTAAAGTAACTATGATTGCTTTACCATCATTCGAAAGATTAGATGATGTGTATATGTTAGATATCGAACCTTAGGAGTTAACTTATGGATAGAGATTTAGTATTAGATAACGTTAAAGAAGATTTAGATATTCGTGATACTTTGCAAGATACTATCCTATGCAGACTTATTGATAAGGTTATTGACCATTTTAAATTCACTTATAAACAAGATGAAATTGAAAATAAATACAGGTTCATTATTGAAGACTGTGTTATTAAAAGATTTAACAGACGTGGTGCTGAAGGTGCTACGTCTGAATCTGTTGAAGGTCACTCTGTTAACTATGAGACTTTCTTAAATGAGTTCGCCCCTTGGGATGAAATGTTAAGAGAGGACTTCAAGAAAGAAAAATCAAAGAAAGGTCAATTATTAATATTCTAATGAGATATTCAGATAGAGCAATTTTAAAGCAAGTAGATAAAAACGAGTATGATTATGAAACAGGAGAACATGTCTATAAAGAACTCTATTCAGATATCGTTGCATGCTTCACAATGGATTTAGGACTTGGTAAGTCAGTTCAGATTTTTGGAGATTATAACAAACAAAGAAAAGTTATATTCTTAAAAAATGCTTATAGTAAGCCGTTTAACGTCGTTGAATATCGTGGGAAGCGATATATACCAACGGCAGATAAACAACTTAGTAAAGCTTTTTATCTTGAAAGGGATGATAGCGATGGGACTAAAGATACATGGCATAAAAAAATTAAAGATTGATTTAAAAGACAAAGCACAAATGACTTTAGTAAAAGAAATGGTGAAGAAACACGGAGCAAGTTTACAACAAGAAATGGTTAAAAAGGCAGTATTTAAAAGTGGATATTCTGTTGGTGAAACTAGAAGAAGTATCAACTTACTAAATGAAAAAGGCGGTTTACTGGCAAGAGTTAAACCAACTACTAAATACTCTCCGTACGTTGAATACGGTACACGTTTTATGGATAAACAACCATTCGTTAAACCTGCTTTCCAAAAGGTTAAGAAAGAGTTCGTTAATGACTTGAAAAAATTAACATGATTAAAACTAGAGAACAAAGTATTTTCGATGAAGTATTTAAAATATGCAAGAATTTAGGATATAAAGTCTACGATTATAAACCGATGAGTGAAGTACCTTATCCATTTGTAGAAATGGAAGATACATCTGTCAGTTATGCTATTAATAAAACAGATGTAAAAGGTAGTGTAAGTCTTACACTCTCTGTGTGGGGGTTACAAACAAAACGAAAAGAAGTAGCTACTATGGCAAATGCTATATTAGAAAAATGTTTGAGAATAGAACATACAGACGGGTATTCGTGGAGTTTAAATATTAATTCAAGCAATATCAGAATACTTGACGATAGAACAACAGTAACACCTCTTAAAAGGGCGGTTATTGAATTAGAATTTAATTTAAGATAAGGAGATAATAAATGTCAGAAGTAAAAAAAACTTATGAAGCTAAAAAAGGTATAGATATTATTCTTTTATATCGATTTTTAAAAAATGCTAAAACAGAAGCGGCTTTTAAATTAGCTTTTCAGACTGAACACAGTAATGAGATCAGTAGAGATGCTGACGCTCAAAAAACTAAAGATGGAAATATCCAAAATTTAGGTGCAGTTGAGTATGATTTTTCAGCTAAATCAATCGTAGCTAAAGGTGATAAGCATATCGAGGAATTAAGAGAAGCTTTAATCAATGGTGATATTATTGAAATCTGGGAAATTGATAAAGCTGAGAAAGATACAAGTGGTAAATATAAAGCTACTTATTATCGAGGATATGTAACTAAATTTGGTACTAATCCTAATTCAGAAGATAGTGTAGAGTTAGAGCTTGAATTTTCAATCAATGGAATTGGGAAAACAGGTTATGCAACATTAACTGATGAGCAAGCACAAGTGGTTCAATATGTGTTTAAAGACACTACTATTGACACAACAGAAGAATAATTAAATAAAGCTAACTGGTAGAAATACTGGTTAGCTATTTTTTTGGAGGAAAATAATATGCAATTAAGATTAAACGAAAATAAAACAGTAGAAGTAAAATTTGGAGTTGGTTTTGTACGTGAGTTAGATAAAAATCATCCACTAGAAGCTAAAGGAATAAAACTTGGTATGTCTTTAAGTATGAAGATACCAGAAATTCTAGGAGGAGATGTGGCAAGTTTATCTGATGTTCTATACGCAGGAACATTTCTAGAAAAAGAAAGACCAACACAAACTGAAATTGATAACTTTATTGATGGACACGAAGATATCGAAGCTTTATTCGATGAAGTAATCAAAGCATTAGAAGAAAGTAATGCGGGAAAGAGAATTCTGAAACAGAACAGGGAGACTCTGAAAGAAGCGTAGAATTAAAAAACTCCAAAGAAGCATACGAAGAAATAATAGTAAATTGTGTAAGGTATCTAGGTATCACAAGTATGTATGAAATAAATATACTTACTCTTAATCAATATAACTTACTGATGAAAGGTGCTCAATTAAGGTTGTTAGATGAAGAACATTTAATTTACAAGCAAGCATGGTTGAATCGTGTAGTTAAACGAACAGAGACGAAAGGTAAGCAAGAAGTATATGTGTACGGAAGTTTTAAAGAATTTTTCGACTATGAAAAAAAATATAGAGAAATAACTGGTGAAATAGTACCTACTATCAAAGATGAAAAATTAAGCAACTTACTATTAAAAGCAAATATGTAGAAAGGAGAATAAAATATGGCAGAACAATATTCAGTAGAAGCTATATTATCTGCGGTTGATAAAGGTTTTACTCATACATTAGATGCTATTAATGAAAAGCTAGATAAGTTTGATGCTAAAGCTAGTAAGAGTGAACAAAGCGGACAGAAAATCGGCGGTACATTCAAAGCTATGGCATTAGCGAATTTAGCGGCAGGAGCTATTACTAAAGTTACTGGTGATATAGGTAGTTTGATTAGTGAATCATTTAAAGCATCTGATGCAATGGATAAATTCAGAAGTACAATGCAGTTTGCTGGATTAGATAATAGTGCTATAGAAAAGAGTGCTCAAAGTGTAAGGAAATATGCAGATGATACTGTGTATGACTTAGACACAATAGCAAATACTACAGCACAGTTAGCGGCAAACGGTATTAAAGACTATGACGGACTAACACAAGCGGCAGGAAACTTAAATGCGGTTGCTGGAGGTAATGCAGATACATTTAAATCAGTAGCAATGGTAATGACTCAGACAGCTTCTGCTGGTAAATTAACTGGTGAAAACTGGAGACAGTTATCTGATGCAATTCCTGGAGCTAGCGGAAAAATTCAAGAAGCATTGAAGAAAAACGGAGCTTATACTGGAGACTTTAGAAAAGCACTAGAGCAAGGGAAAATTAGTGCTGATGAATTTAATAAAGCTATTATGGATTTAGGTATGACAGATGTTGCAAGAGAAGCGGCAACCTCTACTAAAACTATTGAAGGTGCAGTAGGGAATATGCAAGCAGGTATTGTCACGAAGATTAATGAAATAATAGATGCCATTGGTAAGGATAAGATCACTGGAATAATAAATAGTATAGGTGAATTTGTAACAGGTGGATTAAGTGTGTTAAAAACAGTTATACCACCGGTTGTTAGTGGAATAACTAGTTTATTTAGTGTGTTAAGCGATAATAAAGCTATTGTGGTTGCTTTGACAGGTGCGTTTGTCGGTTTTAGAACAGCTTTAATGATAACCACCGCTATTGAATCGGCAAGAGCAGCGTTGACAGCTTTTAAAACAGCACAACAAGCGGCAACAATTGGTCAAGCGGCTTTAAATGCGGTTATGGCAATTAATCCATTTGTACTTATAGTTGCAGCAATTACAGCTTTAGTCGCTTTAATTATCTATCTATGGAATACCAACGAAGGTTTTAGAAATGCAGTTATAGCTATATGGAACGCTATTAAACAAGCATTCATTACAGCTTGGGAGGCTATCAAAACAGCGTGGAGTGCTTGCGGTGAATTCTTCAGTGGACTTTGGGAAGGACTAAAAACAGGAGTACAAACAGTGGTTCAATGGATAGTAGATAAATGGAATAGTGCAGTAGCGTTATTACAAGGTATTTGGAATATAATTTCTTTTGCAGCAACGTTTGCATGGAATTATATTGTTGGTGCTATTTCCGCAGTAGTCCAACCATTTATAGACAGCTTTATAAATTCATGGAATATCTTAAAAGAAGGTCTTTCAGCTGTTTGGGAAGGTGTCAAAATGGTAATTCAAGGTGCGTGGGAATACATTAAAGCTATTGTGTTAGGAGCGGTACTAATTGTTATTGATTTAGTGACAGGTAATTTTACTAAACTGAAAGAAGACTTACAGATGATTTGGGAAGCTATTAAGGCAGCTATTCAAATGGTTTGGGAGGGTATTAAATTCATAATAACAGCAATAGTCGGAGTTACAGTCGCATTAATAAAAAATGCATGGGAAGGTTTAAAAGCAGCGTTAGAAGTTATTTGGAACTTTCTAAAAACTACCGCTTCAACTATATGGAATGCACTTAAAACAGCAGTAACAACAATTGTAACTGGACTAGTCAACGGTATAAAAGCATTGTGGGAAGGTTTTAAAGCTTTCTTTACAACTTTAATAAATACTGTTAAAAGTATCGCAGTAAACACATGGAACTCTATTAAGTCAAGTGTAGTGAGTATCATTCAGGGGATTGTGAATGCAGCTCAAAACGCTTGGAATACTTTTAAAAACGGAGTTCAAAGTTTAGTAAATAGCGTTACAAATATCTTTAATACACTTAGAAATATCAACTTGTGGGATATCGGACGTGCTATCATGAATGGACTTTTAAACGGTTTAAAATCTGCTTGGGAAAGCGTAAAAGGTTTTGTTAGTGGAATAGCTGGATGGATTCGAGACCATAAAGGACCGATTGAAGTCGATAGACGTTTATTAATCCCTGCTGGTAATGCGATTATGGGCGGACTTAATAGAGGTTTAGACAACGGATTTGATAAAACTATGGCAAAAGTACAAAGTATCACAGGTGCTATTGAGTCAAGATTTAATATTAATCAAAGCAAAGCTTTAAATGTTGAAAATACTATTAGTTCACAACCTATGGTAATTACATTCAAATTAGGTAATAAGGACTTTAGAGCCTTTGTGAGTGATATTAATCAAGTAAACGGTGAAGCAATACAATTAGAAGAAGTTTATTCAATTTAGGAGGAGTGTAAATGTACAATTTTATTAATACTAATGAAATAGGAGAGCAATTACACTCTTCTATTCAAACTATATTTAATGGCATGAATATCGATATAAATTTAGAAGGTTTTAGAACGTTAGCGGTAAGTGGTCGAGGTTTGTTAAGTAAGAATATAAACTCAACTGATATTCCAGGTACGGACGGAAAATATTTTTTATATGGCAATTTAGAAGCCAGAGCTATTGTGGTTAAATTCCAGTTAAAAGCAACAACTAATGAAGAATTTAGACAGAAATTCAATAGACTAAATATGTTATTACAAACCGATGAACCAAAAATATTAAAATTCACAGATGAACCAGATTATTCATATACAGCTATCTTGCAAAAAGCTAGCGACATCGAAGAAACATCAAATAGTGTTGTATCAACATTTACTTTTCTGTGTTTAGATCCTTACAAATATAAAGAGACTGACAAAGACACGGGGGTTAGTAGTGTTACTGTAACTAAACTACCTAACAACAGAAATGAATTCACACCAGAACTGATTAAAGTAATTGTGAATAGCGTTAGCGATAAGATTATCATTAAAAATCAAACCACTACTAAGAAAATAATAATTAATCATACTTCTTTTGCTGTTGGTGATGTGCTTGAGATTGATTTGAACAAAGATTATCCGTTGAAATTAAATACAATGGTAAGAAGTGAATTAATTGATTTTGTGGAAAGTGATTTTGATTTTACAGTTAAACAAGGTGATGTAATCACTTGCAGTAACAGTCGAGTGTTAGAAATTCATATGAAAGAGAGGATGTATTAATGAAACTATTTCTATTCAATAATGATGAAAAGCTAATAGGAACAGTAAGCCCGTTAGAAGGTATTCAGAACGAAGAAATAAATAAAATTCAAACTATAGAATGTACAACTGTGTATTCTGAATTAATTGAGAAAGCCTCTTATATAGGACATAAAGATTATTCTGACAATAGAATATTCCATCTTTATAAAATAGACCATGTAACGAAAACTAGCACTACAGATGTAAAAATCGTTGGTGTACATACTTTCTTTGACGATATGGAAAGTGACGGATATATCAAAGACTTCAGACCAACTAATAGAGAGTTAGTAGGAGTACTGACAACTATTTTAGATGGATCACGTTGGCAACTAGGTACAGTTAACATCCAACGAAGATATACAGGGAATTTCTACTATGTGACACGTAAGGAAGCTTTAAGTAAGTTAATCGAAGCGACACAGATTGAGATTAAACCACGATTAGAATTTAGTCGAGGTAAAATCACAGGTAGATATTTAGATGTATTCACTAGACTAGGTGGAAGAAACGGAAAAGTATTCGTTCACGGTAGAGACTTACTAACAGTTAGTGAGAAGAAGTCACAAGGAGCGATTTATACAGCCGTTGTCGGTCGTGGTAAAGGTGAAGAGACTGATACTGGTGGTTATGGTCGTAGGATATCATTTAAAGATGTTGAATGGAAAAGAACAAGCGGTCAACCTGTTGATAAACCAGTAGGACAAGAGTACGTAGAAATACCAGCTATGACTGAATTATATGGTTTTGAAAAAGGTACTAAACCACGTATTAAAATCGTTGAATTTCAAGATGAAACTGATAAAGAAAAACTATTAAGGCTTTCTTATGAATGGCTTGAAAAAAATAGTAGGATGCAAGTAGAGTATAGTGCTAAGGTTTTAAATGTCGGTAATCTTGAATTAGGAGATACTGTTGGGATATTTAATCCTAAACTAGGAATTAAATATGAAACAAGAGTTTTTAAAGTTAAAAGAAATTTAGTTAACAATAAACTAACTGAATTTGGGATAGGTGATAAGGTTACAACATCTCCGTTCAGTAGGACTATTGAATTAGCTAAAGAGATGAAGAACTTTCAAGACGACACAGTTTATTGGCTTGATAAGATAAGAGAAAGACTATCTGATAAGTTAATTAATGAAGATGGTTACAACTATGATTTGAAAGCTGATAATGAATATAAAGTACCTGCTGGTTACTATTCATTCGATAAACCTATTGATCAAAATCCAACTAAAGTAGTATATATGGGAGCTGGTAAAATTGCTATAGCTAACAGTAAGAAACCTACAGGAGAGTGGAACTGGAAAACGTTCCTTGATGGAACAGGTGCAACGTTAGATTTGATCAATACAGGTGTGTTAAGAGCAGGTCGTATTCAATCTGCTGACGGTCGCAGTTACTGGGATTTAGACACAGGAGAATTCCATATGGAACAAAGTGCCATTAATGAAGCGGTAAAAACAGCAGTAAGTGGCAAGGTTCAAGAAATAGTAGGAGAGGTAAAAAAAAATCTACCTACTAAAGAAGAGCTTAAAGGAAAGAATTCTTACATCCATAAAAAATACAGTGATTTTGCTGACGGTCGCAACATGAGTGACAACTCAACACTTAAGTATATAGGTATTTACACAGGAGATAAAGAACAAGCACCAACAAGTGCTAGTGAATACAGCTGGACTAAAATTAAGTCAGACGGTAAATTATACAAGGCTTATTCTAACAGCTTAAACGGTACTGATTTTACACTGGTTGAACCAGATGAAAATTCTAAGTTATTTGCTAAAAATAGACCACGTGTGAATATCGTTAACGACAATGATATTAGTGATATTTGGCAAGCTAATATGTTTTTAAGTTTTAAACCTAACACTAAATATACTCTGACAGCACGAGCTAAGGGAAATAGTAATAAGTTGTGGGCTTATTTTAGAAATAATAAGACTAATGCTCAATACAACTGGGGTCAGTTAGAATTCAGAGGACTTGAAACTAAGTCAATCACATTCACAACTACAAATGATGTGGATGATGTTCTATTTAAGTTTGTGTTAGTGCCTGAAGATGAAGAATGGACAGGAATTCAGATTGACTGGTTTACAATTTATGAAGGCGATAAACGATATACTGATTATCCTGTTGATGAACCTGCGCAATACCATAAATATCGTTATTTCGGATATGTATTTAAAGAAAGTACACCAGTAGCAAGTGATTTTGAATGGTTTGATTTACAGCAAACATCAATCACAAACGATAAATATACTCACATAGTATATTCAGATAATGCTGATGGTAGTAATTTCGGTCGTGAACCGAAAAAGTACATGGGAGTTGCAAGGACTACATCTCCAACACAACCAACAGATAAGACTGCTTATAAGTGGTTTAAAGTTAAAGGTGAAGATGGTGTGGACGGTAAGTCTATTAACAGAAACTATATTGTAGATAGTGAGAAGTTAACTAACATAAATGGATATGGAACAAACTGGGAAAAAACAGTTGAAAATGGAACTTTAGTTTTTACAAAAGTTAGAGCTACTGAAAGTACTGGTTTTTGGATGCAAATTATGTCATTTTTGAAAGATAATTTTCAAAACGAAGTATTGACATGGAGTGTAGATGTTAAGGCGAGCAAAAATATTTCCTTTAATAATGTAGGACAAGAAACTAACGGTTTTAAAGGTAGAGTAGATTTAACTACTCAATGGCAAAGGATATCTCACACATTCACTAATAGATTTACACAATGGTTTTCTTTTGTATTTTATGAAATGATAGGGACATGTTCTCCTGGGGATAAAATATACATCCGTTTACCAAAATTAGAAAAAGGCAACATTGCAACTGAATGGTCGCCAGCCTATGAAGACTTACAAGCACACAGTTTGACAGCTAATTTACGCTTTGAAGGGACGTATATTAACAATATAACCAACAATGTTAAAGCTTATCTAGATGTATTCTATGACGGACAAAAGGTAAGTAGTGGATTTAATGCACAAGTAAAATATAAAGGTGGTAACAGAACAGATTGGAGTGGTTTTTGGAATGTTGACGTGGACACTAATGGCGGAATAACTCCCCTTGACTGGGGAAATCACGAACAGAACGGAACACCTCTAGAAGTAATTGTGTTAGTCACTTACAAAGACTCAAATACTATTGCTAACGCTAGAATGGAAAACATTCCTGATGTTGTAGAAATTAAAGAAATAACTAAGAAATACAAGACTTTTGAAAGTACTATTGATAGATTTGATTCAACGATAGGAGAGGTTAAGCAACAGGTATTAGCTAATGAAGAAAAGCGTAACTTGATACTCGGTAGTAGGATGATATCTGACAAAGATTACACTAATTTAGGAAATGCTGACCTTACCCCAAGTCAAGAATATGAAGGTTTACCGTTCTTAAGTATATTCTCTACCGGTAAGACTTCAAATGTTTGGCAAGGTGCAGGGTTTAATTTATCAATAGAAAAAATAAAGAGATTTGAAACTTACACGATTAAAGTACCTATATTTATAAGTGACAGCTTGAAGCCTGATGAAGGGGCTTGTATTGAAATTAAAAATCACGATACGGGGGAGATATTATGGAATACAAGGTTAGATTCGGAGGAGTTCGCTACAGGAAGATGGAATGTTCATGAATATATATTTCAAGCTTCAAAAGATATGAATTTATCTAAAAGTTCATTTTGGATATACATTGTAAAAAATGGGTATCTAGCCTTTGCTAAACCTCACATGTGTGAAGGTACTGTTGCTCCCAAAAACTACTCTCCAGCACCGGAGGATGTGTATTTGCAAAACTCAAGACTTGAAAGCTCGATTAAACAGACTAAAGATGAGATTGATTTAAAAGTTTCGAAAGATAATATAATCAGTGCTATTAATTTAAGTGTTGAAAAGGATGGAAACGGACAAGACTCTGGGCTTGTTAAAATAGACGCTGATAAAGTTGATATAAGAGGAGTTTTACGAGCTTATACTGGTGAGATAGGTGGATTTAGGATAGGTTACAACTACAATGATAACGGCTTTTGGTTAACTGGGAAAGATAATTTCAACTGTGGTATAAATCCAGGGCGCAACGCAGGAACTAGAGGTGCTCAAATTTGGGCAGCATGGGGGAATAATTGGGTGCAAGCTGGAGAGAATGCATGGTGGGTTGATGGACAAGGTGTTATGACTTGCAATGCTACAGCAGTATTCAAACGTGGACTTGATGTATATAACCGTTATATTGACATGCATGGGAATGACATAAAAGGAGACCAAGATAGTCAAGGAAATAAAACATCTGTTATTTGGTGGAATCAGATTGACAAGGTAAAAAGTAGAATTTCTGACCAACGTTTGAAAACTAACGTTAAACCAACAAAAGTAAAAGCATTAGACACGCTTAACAGTATTGAAATGGTTGAGTTTAACTGGAAGAAAGATAACACGTTTGAAAAAATCGGAGCAATTGCTCAACAGGTTCAATCTGTAGATGAAGATTTAGTAGTTCACGATATGGACGATAGGCAAACTTATAACGATTATCTAAGAATTAACTACTACGACACTATACCTTACCTAATCAAAGCAGTACAGGAACTTTCCGAAGAAAATAATAACCTAAAATTAAGACTACAAAAACTGGAGGATAAAATCAATGGCAACATATAAGAAAAACTATGCTCGTGCCACTTATGACAGCAACGGAGCAGTATTATCAACTATTGTGAGTATATATAGTACTAGCGGTGGAACTGTAATTGAAACAACGCTAAAAGGTGACCATTTAACGAAGTCAGAAGATGAAATAGTACAACTGGCACTTGATCAGTTCTATGAGGATACTTACCCAAATAAAGCTGAGAACGAAAAAATCACAGCTATGAAAAAAGAGTTAAAACAATCAACAGCAACACTTGACACAACACGTAAGATGTTAGCTCAAAGCGTTGTTAAAGAGTTTGAGTATGAATCTAACTTTGAAGACATTGACGCTAAATTACAATTTTTAGCAACACACTTAAATATTACTTATCCAGCTAAGGAGGATGCAGAAGATGAAAAAGAAAGTAGTGGCGGTTCTCGAGAAGCTACAACTGTCTAGCATGATATTTTTAGAAATGATGAAAGGAGGTAATACTATGATAGTTAAATATTTAGCATTAACAATTCTTGATGGACTAATGACTTTAGATGAAATTAAGAACAAAAAACTTCGCAAATTAGTGAAAGCTGAACTTGACAAAATGGGATTAGCTGAAGTTGCTGAAGACAAATAATAATTTTAAGGAGGGCTTTAAGCCCTCTTTTATTTTGCAAAGAAAGGAGTTTAATTAATGGAAATTACATTACCAGAGTTAGCCGAACGCTATTACCATTTAGCTAAGGACGTTTATATCCATGCATTTACATTAATAATTGTGCTTGATGTTTTAACTGGACTAGCAAAGGCTTTTGTAACAAAAAAACTAAATTCAACAGTAAACAGAAAAGGGTTAATTGAACATGGTATTGTTGCAATCATGTGTATCACAGTATACCCATACATGCTGTATTTAGGTTTTAATGAGTTTGCGACAGCTTTCTTGTTATTTTTCACAGTTGGTTACTGCTTATCATTGATTGAAAATTTAAGCGCTTTAGGAGTACCATTTCCGAATGGAATTAAAAAGCGATTAGAGAAACTGCGAGACGAACTTGACGGAAAGGACTAGAAGATGAAAAAATTAATTAAAATAGATTTTGACAACACGACAAGAGAACGTAAAACTGAAGATAGTTATTCAGAATTATATTCTCATGATAAAAATAACGGATCATTTGAGTTTGAGATTTTAAATGATACACTTACAACTGAACAAGTTATAGCATTATTTAAATTCACAGAAAGTAATAAAATTTGGAAAACTACTGGAACGGTTGAAGGTAACAAAGTAAAAGTAACGTTTGACACTACTTTAATTACTCAAAATGAAACGGTTATTTGTTACTTGTATTTCGATGAAGAGCAAAGAACATCTGACACATTCAGATTTAAATTTAAAGTCAAAGTATCTGAAATCGATAAAATGAGTCGTTACGAGGTTAAAGAACGATTTATCAATAATACCGTTATTGTAGATAGATTAGATGTTGTTACAAAAGACGAACTGAAAGAAGCTTTAAAAAACGTTGGTGGGATAGCAACAGAAGGACTACTAACAGAGGTTAAAGCTGAAGGACTTTACGCTAAAAAATCAGAAGCAGTTGACAACACAAACTTTGAATTAGTTAAGAATAGAATACTGGCATTAGAGTTGAAAACTGACAAGGATACAGTATATGACGATAGCGAAGTAAAAGAGCGTATTAGCGTTTTAGAAGCTAGAGAGGATAACAACACTATTTACGATGATACGAGCGTTAGGGAGCGTCTGACAGCGTTAGAGAGTAAACCTAATATTGACGTAAGTAATCTAGCTACTAAGGATGAATTAAACGAAGTTAGGAACAGTCAACCAACAGTTGATACTTCAAATCTAGTGACTAGAGATGAATTAGAGAGTAAAGGATATGTAAAAGATTTATCAGAATATGCTAAAAAGTCAGAATTATACAACGATAGCGATTTAAAAACACGTGTTGAGGTTTTAGAACAAAAAACGGATAAAGACACCGTTTATGACGACACACCTCTTAAAGAGAGAGTAACGGCTCTTGAAAGCAAAGCTATTGAAGGTGGAGCTTACGACGATAGCGATTTAAGAAATCGTGTTGTAGCGTTAGAAACTAAAGAAGATAAAGATACTAAATACGACGATACAGAAGTGAAACGTAGACTTACTGAAATTGAGAATAAGCCTGCGGTTGATACTTCTGTTTTTGTTACTGATCAAAAATTAGCTGAAAAAGGATATCTTACTCAACATCAAGATTTAACACCTTATGCTTTAAAATCTGAAATACCACAACCATACAATGATACTCAACTAAATGAACGTGTAACAGCGTTGGAGAATAGACCAACAACTGGTGGAAGTGTTGATACTTCAAATTTTGTTACTAAAGATGAACTAGCAACTAAGAACTACTTAACAGAACATCAACCGTTGACAGAAGTTAATAATAGATTAGATGTATTGGAAGCTAAGCAAGACAAAGACACTGTATACAACGATAGTGAGTTAAGAGAACGTGTGACTAATCTTGAAAACAAACCTAATGTAGACTTAACAAACTATGTGACTAGCGAACAACTAGAGAATAAGCACTATTTAACACAACATCAACCGCTTGACAATTTAGTGACTAAAGAAGAATTAAATAGTAAAGGATATGTGACTGATGAAGTGCTTGGCAGTAAAGGTTATTTAACAGAAGAAGTATTAAACGGTAAAAACTACCTAACTGAAGATGTGTTAAATACTAAAAATTATTTAACTCAACATCAAGATTTATCTAGTTTAGTGACTAAGCAAGAGCTAGAGAATAAACATTTCTTAACGGAACACCAACCACTTACACACCTTGCTACTACTAGTGATTTAGAAGCGTTAAGGAATATTAGCATTAGTAAAGCAGATTTAAGTAAAAAAGTTGATAAGGTAGATTTTAACACTTTTAAAGACAGCGTTGTGACTAAAACTGAATTAGCTGAAGGACACTATTTAACGGAAACAGTAGCATCTGAAACTTATGTTAAAAAATCAGAATTAGGAACTTCACAAACTAATCAATTTGAAATTCACGGAACTGGAATGCCAAATGGTGTAGTTGAAGCTGAAATTGGAACAACTTATGTAGATAAGAATAAAACTAACGGAGCTTTAAAATGGATTAAGACTACTGACGGTGGCAATACTGGATGGGAAGTTTTAATAGGAGATACTGGCTGGAGAACGTTAAATAGTGTCTCTAGAGCAGGCAACTCGTTTATTAAAATCAGACGAGTAAACAATCTTGTGACGTATCAATTCGGAGGACTTCAATGGGGTTGGTTTGGAGTAAACAGACGAAATGGACCAGATTTTGTAAGACATAATAGCAGTGGAGATAAAGGAGCTAAAGTATTAAGACCTGGTGGTATTCCAGTAGGATTTAGAAGTGAAAGTTCTTTAATTGGGGGTATCTATAGCGACGCAGGAAAACCTTACGGAATTTGGTATTTAGGAGGTACAAGCGACTCAAACTTTATACAATTCACATTTAATGACCCTATCCCAACGGATAAAGATATTGGCGATATTCGAGTAAGTGCAATTTCGTATTTAACAAACGAACCATGGCCAACACAATTACCTTAAGAAAGGAGGTGAGTTATATGGAACAATTAGAAGTTTTGAAACCAGCATTAGTATTCTTAATAGTAACATTACTTGGAATGTTAGGTAAGTTTTTGAAAGAATCAAAATTCTTTCCTAATGAAATGATACCTAACTTTCTAGGATTGTTAGGTGGACTAATAGGAATCATACTATTTAAAGATGCAACAGCTATAACGCTTGGAGTTGGTACTGTTGGTTTACATCAAGTTTACAGACAAACTGTAGGGAATAACTCTAACGTTGATAACTCAGACAAACAATGATATAATTTAATTATCAATCCCCCTGTTCCTTTTAAGGCAGTTACGCACTGACACAGGGGTTCTTTTTGTAAGTGTCAACGAAGAGTTGAGAAAAACGCAGAAAAGTTGAGAAAAACGTAGAAGACTAGGTTTATAATCTAGTCTTTTTATATTAATTAAACAATACGGAGGATAAAAAATGGTTAAAACAATTGAAATTACAAATGAAGCAAAAAGAATAGCAAATCTAGGAATAGGTGTTGATCAAGATGGAGCTTATGGATCACAATGTGTAGACTTAATTAACTATTCATCAGTGAAATTCTTTGGTAAAGCCATATGGGGTAATGCTATTGATTTATTGAATAGTGCTGCAGCATTAGGATATAAAGTAGAATATAATGAAATAGGAAACTTAGACAGCAAACCACGAGCTGGAGCGGTCTTTGTAATGGACACTACATATATTGCTGGACATCCATATGGACATACAGGAATTGTAATTGAAGACAGTGACGGTTACACTATGAAGACTATCGAACAAAACGTTGATGGTAATGCAGATGCATTATACGTAGGTGGTCCAGCACGATACAATGAACGTAATTTTGATGGAATCGTTGGTTGGTTCTACTTCCCAGTAGACGATAACGAAGTGGTAGAAGAAAATTCTGATTTAATCTCACTTCCTGAAGTACGTGTGTATACTGTTGGTGTAGACAAACTTAACATTAGAAATGCACCATCTACTGATGCAGAAATCGTAGGTTCATATGAAAAAGGTGAAGAATTCAATTACATGGAATTCTGCAATGCTAACGGATATGAATGGTTATCTTACATTTCTAACAGTGGTGTAAGACGTTATGTGGCTTCAATGGATTTAGAGACATTTGAAACTCACGGAACGTGGAGAAAAAAATAACTAACTGAATAAATCATAATGACTATTATAACCCCACTTAATTGTGGGGTTTATTTTTTTTATATATATTTTTTAAAAAAACTATTGACACGCTCGAGCGTGTATAGTATAATTATAAATGTAAGATAAAGAAAGAGGTAAAACATCATGGCATACACAATTTACAAAAGAGGTCAAATCACAAAATACGAAGCAGGAGTTGTATACAGAGCGTACAAAAATAATGAAATTAACTGCTTACCAGAATTCACAAAATGGTTATATGATGAAACAAACGCTTATATTGGAACAGCTATTCAACGTTATAATCAAGATGCTAGAACTTACGACAGAGTATATGAAATAGTTAGAAGTATCTTAGACAAAGATTTTGATAAAGCTAATGAATTAATTAAAATAATTCAAGATGATTTTATTAGATTATGTGGTAAAAAATCAATGTTTTATAAATATAAAAAAGAAGAAGATAAATAGGAGGAAATGAAAATGAAATCACAAGAAATATTAAATTTAATGAAAGAAACAATAATAAATGGGGGCGAATTAAACTTCGCCCTTAAACACAAAAGAATAAACAGATATTTAGCTAACTATGATACTAAAAACTACGCTGGAGTATTTGCTTTTTCAAACGCAGGAATTTACGGTATATACGGAGATTTTTTAGAAGAAAGTTTTGATTTTGAAAATAATCAAATTGATAATAGAAATCAAAAAGATGAAACAATTTTAGAAGTTTTAGAAGCTATTCTAGTTGATTGGGAACTAGTAGAAGAAGTAAAAGATAATAAACTAGAATACAGTTTTAAACCTTATACAATTAGATATGAGCCTCAATATGTTCAAGATATTGCACAAGATAAAAGAATTTATATATCTAAACAAGGTAATGAAGTAATTGAATTTACAATTGATGGTTGCAAATGGAATATGAAATTAGAAAAATTTAACGGTGAAAAAATCAGATACAAATTAGACAAAGCTGTAGTGGAGTATCTTTAATATGTGGAAAACAATTCAATTTAATAAGCAAAACATTGAATATGAATCTGACAGGGCAGTATTAATAAAACTGCCCAACAGTTCATATTATAAAAATTATAAATTTTGGTATCCTTCTAAACTAATTAGACCGCTAAAAAAAGGAAATGGATATTTCTTAAGTTTATCCTACACAGATGAATTCAGATTTAAAATATTCAAAAATGATAAAACAACTAAAGAAATATGTGGTGAAGAATTAGCGTTATGTTTTAATCAACTTACAGAAGAAGATGACACAAGTTATTTAGAAATAACAGAACCTGTTAAGATTAACAAGAATGTGGAAATAATTTCAGAATTGGAGCGTTAGTATGCTTACAGAAAACCAGAAACAAGCATTTGAGAAGTTTAAAAAATTAAAAGTAGGTGCTTTGTTTATGGAACAAGGGACAGGGAAAACTAGGGTAGCGTTAGAATTAATTAAAACTACAGATTGTGATTTAGTTTTGTTTTTCTGTCCTTTTTCTACAAAAGATAATCTACAAGATGAAATAAACAAATGGACGTTAGATATAGACTATAAAATCATAGGTTATGAAACGTTATCAAATAGCGATAAAACTTACGTTGAATTACTTGAAGAAATAGAAGGTAGAAAGCTATTCATCGTTGCTGATGAAAGTATATTTATTAAAAACGATGATACAAAACGATATAAAAGACTTATGGGCATTGCTAAAATGAGTGATTATAGATTAATTTTAAATGGTACACCATTAACTAAAAATGAATGGGATATATACAACCAGATGAATTTCTTAAGTGATAAAATCATTGGAATGAGTAAACAAGAATTCTTAAATGTATTTTTTAAAAAAATATCTTATAAGAAAGTTGGCCAACGTCCTAAGGAATTTTACAAGTTATCTGATGTTAACATAGATTATTTACATAAGCTTATAGCACCGTATATATTTGAATGTGAGTTTGAATTTGATAAAAACGAAGAGATTAAATATATTAGAATAATTGCAAGTGAAGAAGCACAGGAAAGTTACAATCGTAAAAAGCAACAATTACTGAATTCAATCAGTAAGGGAGAAAGCATAATAGATCAATTCCAAAATCTATCTTATAGTTGTTTTAACGATGAAAAAAGACATAAAGAAATAGCTGAATATGTTAAAAATGAAAATCAGATAATTGTGTTTTGTACATTAGTTAGTGAAGCAGTAAACATTGCTAATCAATTAAATTGCTATTTAATCACAGGTGATACTCCATTAAGTAAACGTTCTGAAATAAAAGAGAGTTTTAAAAAAGATAATAAACCTTTAGTAATGACTTTAGGAACTGGAGCTTATGGTTTGAATTTACAATTTTGTAATAAGGTTGCATTTAGCAGCATAACATTTGATTATGCAAAAACAGAACAAGCTATTAGTAGGATTAAACGTATAGGTCAAGAAAATGATATTGAGTATATTTATTTTACATCTAATCTAGGTATTTTCAATATGATCTTTGAGAATAACGAAAAGAAAAGAAGTTTAAAAGAATTGTTGATAGATAAGATTAATGAAGGGAGTGATTATTTTGAAAATATATTGTGATGAAAATGTATTTGAAGCTAGTAAAGACAGAGTAAAATATATCTTTGATGAATTTGAAAATATATATGTGTCTTTCTCTGGTGGTAAAGATAGTGGAGTGTGCATGCATTTAATGTGTGAAGAAGCAAGGAAAAGAAATAGGAAAATAGGTGTCTTATTCATCGATATAGAAGCACACTATCAAATGACTATTGACTATTCAATTCAAATGATAGAAAAATATAAAGATGTAATTATACCTTATTGGGTTTGCTTACCTATGCTTACAGATAATAGTTTATCATACGATGAAATGACTTGGAGTTGGTGGGAAACTGAAAAGAAAGATATTTGGGTAAGGGAAATGCCAACAATGGATTATGTTATCAATGTAGATAATAATCCTATTAATTATTATAAGTACAATATGACTTTTGAAGATTTTGTTGCTAAGTTTGGTAAGTGGTTTGGTAAAGATGGAAAAACAGCCTGTATAATAGGTATAAGAACACAAGAGAGTTTAAACCGTTGGAGAGCCTTAACAACTAAAAATAAACGTAAATACAAAGATATAATGTACTCTACACAGGTTGATGAAAATGTATATAATTTTTATCCTATATACGATTATACAACGGAAGATATTTGGACGTATTATGGGAAGACTGGGAATGAGTACAATAAATTTTATGATTTAATGTATAAAGCTGGAGTATCAATTCATAGTATGAGAATTGATGAACCATTTGGAGATACAGCAAAAGCTGGATTAAATATGTTTAAAATTATTGAACCTAAAACTTGGGTTAAAATTGTTGGTAGAGTTGCTGGAGCTAATTTTGGAAATATCTATGCAAATTCAACTATAAATACAGGTAATTATAAATTACCGAAAGGTCACAGTTGGGAAAGCTTCACATATTTTCTTTTAGATACATTGCCAAAAAATGCTAGTGATCATTACAAAGAAAAATTCAATAAATTTATAAAATGGTGGACGGAGAAAGGTTCTGGAATGAGACAAGAAGATATTGATATATTAAATATCAATTACAATGGAGCTATATTTCAAACTGGAGAAATGAGTACTAGAGGAAATAAGGATAAAGAAGTAATTAAGTTTAATCATGTTGTAGATACTATTCCAGAATTAGACAGTAAGCAAGATGTTTTAACGTGGAAAAGAATGGCAATGTGTATTATCAAAAACGATTATTTTTGTAAAAGTTTATCATTTGGAATAAGCAAAGAACAATTGAAAAGAAGAAAGGAGACAATGAAGAAATATGAGTCAATTTTGTAGTCCAGTATATAATATTAAAAGAGTGCCTGTAGAAAAAATTCAAGCAAATAGCTATAATCCTAACCATGTAGCACCGCCAGAAATGAAATTACTTTATAAATCAATTCTAGAGGACGGTTACACAATGCCTATAGTGTGTTACTACTTAGAAGATATAGACAAGTTTGAAATAGTTGATGGCTTTCATAGATATACTGTGATTAAGAAGCATAAAGATATATTTGAGCGTGAGGGCGGATGTTTGCCAGTATCTGTTATTAATAAGCCTATAAGTGATAGAATGGCTTCAACTATCAGACACAATAGGGCAAGAGGCTCTCACGATGTCGAACTTATGACTAATATTGTAACTGAATTAGTAGAAAGTGGTTGTTCTGATAGATGGATAATGAAGAATATTGGAATGGATGCAGATGAATTATTAAGATTGAAACAATTAAGTGGGTTAGCAGCGATATTTAAAGATAAAGAATTTTCAAAAGCATGGGTTGTTGAATAAATTTATTTTTGATATAATTATAAAAAATAATTAGGAGAAGGACATGAATAAAATATCTGAAGCTAAACTAAGAAGTAATAAGAAGTGGGATGATAATAATCGTGAACGCAAAAGATATATAAATAAGAGGTCTACAGCAAGAAGTTTTATTAAAACAATGGAACGAGAAGATATCCCAGAATTTGAAGCATTATTAGAAGAACGTAAAGCTAGAAAAGATTAA